GTGGGTATCCACAGAAGGTCGACTGTCAGCCTCAACCTTAACCCGCGTGCGCTGAGCCGCATTCACCACAACGCTAAGGATTCTCTCAGGTTGAAAATACTTAGCTGTTATGTGCCTGTCTTTTCACCACTTCAGGCTCGGTGGTATCCTTTTAAGCCCGTATACATAAAAGGAAAATCAAATGACTTTTGATGAAAAAGAACTTGATAATGCAATTAATAAAATCATCGTAACGTCGCTCTTTTCCTGTCTCAGCGACACTCAGCAAAAACAGTTCTACGAATCGGCTTTCAACATGATCGAGCGTTGTTGTTTCTGCGATGCCGACGAGTTACCTGAAAAAATCAGGAAACAGTTGGCTGATGCTCTTCGAGTGCGACTTTCTGACCAATTTTCTGAAATGTACTCTCCGAATTTGGACAAATAGAAAAAGGCCATTTCCATTCAGGGTCTGATGGAAAGACTTCAGCCTGTTCCAAAGCACGGCGTAAAGAGAATACAACTCCAGCCATAATCTGATGTTTCCCATTGGTCCAGCTATCGCCGCTCTGATCTACAGGAGCGGCTATGTCGCATGACCAAACGACTTCACCACTATTGTTTAAAATCTGGACTTTCATTTTGTTCTTTAACCTCCAGATTTCCGCGCATCTAAAGGCGCATTCTCATTTGGTGTGAACCGAATAGTTGTGCTGCTATTGATTAATGCCCCGACACACAAGACTACGCACTCAGAGCAGATAGCAACTTCATCTTTTCCGCCTTTGGCGATGATTTTTTTTGCCTGCAGCTCGTTTGCGCCACAAAACGAGCATGTGAAATAACGGTTCATTTGCGCTCTCTTACACATAGTATTTAACGAATCATCCGGTCATTCATACGCCACCGGCGGCTACTTCGTGGGCGTCCTGCCTGTTTGTTGTTTCTCTTGGGTACATTATGTATCTCATAGGTACATTGTCAAGTATAAAAAAACCTGCCGAAGCAGGTTCATAAACATTGATTAGGCTTTGATTTTGTATCTTCTTGGTTTTCCTGAGAAAATCACAGTTCCAATTATAGAGCAATTACCGTTGATCTTAATGTAAGGCTCAGGCCAGTTTGGGTTTAACGCTTTGAGATAACGCTGTGTCCCATCTTCTATCAACCTTTTGAAGGTGGTTTCACCTGTATCGTGCATCAATGCAATAACGTCGTCACCGTGGCAGGCAGGTACTTCAGGATCGACAAAAATCATGTCTCCCGGGCGGTACTCATCAATCATTGAATCACCTATCACCCGCAAGATATAAGTCATTTCCCCACAGGGTACAGGGCAGGGATACGTTTCTGCTGTGCTCAAATCAACCTCAGAATATCCAACTTCTTTCCATGCTCCGGCCTGTACCCATGATATGACAGGGACTAATGTGATTTGTTTATTAGTGATTGAAACATCAGGTTTTTTTGTGATGTTCGTTGTCTGGTGTTCTTGATCGAGCCATCCGACAGGCAGGTCGAAACATTTTTCGATGTGTCGTGCCATGCTGTCACCGATATTTTTAGTAGCACCATCTCCCATAAACCTGCTGGTCTGGGTTGGCTCGCGATCAATCATAGTGGCAAAGGAAGAATTCCCGCCAACACCATCTCTCAGTTTTCTGGCGTTAGACCGCCGGATGTCATGGATTGTTTTCATAACGAAATTAAAACCCTTGTACCGTTAAGGTACAAGTATCTTGAAGGTTCATTTTAATCATGTAATATGTACACTGGAGGTACATATTGTATGAAAGCGTATTGGGACTCTTTAACCAAAGAACAGCAGGGCGAGTTGGCCGGAAAAGTTGGCTCAACACCTGGCTACTTACGGCTGGTTTTCAATGGCTATAAAAAAGCCAGTTTTGTGCTGGCTAAAAAACTTGAGCAATGCACGTCAGGTGCAATTACGAAATCTGACTTAAGACCGGATAAAGAAACCGATTATCGCTCATGGTGAGACACTCTCCGTACTGGAGTTTGATGAACCCACCGGGAAGGATGTCCGCGAGCTGGGGTATCCCTACCAGATGAATCAGGATGAGTCCGTCAGACTTCTGGCGCATGTGGTGTCGAAATACATTGTGCGGCTGGCGAAAGTGCCGCAAAGCTCTGTCGACCAGATGTCTCCGGCAGACCTGAATGCAGCGGCGTGGCTTGTGGCTGGTTTTTTCCTCCAGGCCTGACGGCTGAATACCTCACTGATCGCTTCTTTGACTGCGCCAGCTACTGGCGCATTAATCCCTTCGAATTGCTGAATATGCCGATCAGTGAAATTCCCTTGCTGGTCAGTCAGGCAAACAGGATAGAGCAGGAGAAACGCACACATGGCTGAATTTGAGCTTAAGGCGTTGATCACCGGTGTCGACAGGCTTTCTCCCGCGCTGTCGAAAATGCAAAAGAAAATCCGGGGATTTAAACGCCAGGCGGAAGAGGCGTCACAGGGTGGGCTGGCGCTTGGTGGCGGATTGGCAGCGGGGCTGACGCTTTCCCTGAAATCTTATGCCGATCAGGAAAACGCCGCTACCGGGCTGAAAGTCGCCATGATGGATGCGAACGGCGAGGTTGGAAAGAGCTTTCAGGACATCAATAAACTGGCTATTGGCCTGGGTAACCAGCTACCCGGTACAACGGCTGATTTCCAGAACATGATGCAGATGCTGGTGCGTCAGGGGATCCCGGCAGAAAACATTCTGGGTGGTGTGGGTAAAGCGACAGCTTATCTTGCGGTACAACTGAAAAAAACACCGGAAGCGGCTGCCGAGTTTGCCGCAAAGATGCAGGATGCTACCGGAACGGCCTCAGAAGACATGATGGGGCTGTTCGACACAATTCAGAAGGCGTTTTATCTGGGCGTTGACGACACCAACATGCTGTCATTCTTCACTAAAACCAGCTCTGTTCTGAAGATGGTGAATAAGGACGGTCTTCAGGCTGCACAGAGTCTTGCCCCCATCAGTGTCATGATGGATCAGATGGGGATGAACGGGGAGTCGGCAGGTAATGCCCTGCGAAAAGTTATCCAGTCCGGATTAAGCGTTAAGAAAATCAGGGACGTCAATAAAATCATGGCCCGCCAGAAACTCGGGGTACAGCTCGATTTTACTGATGGCAAAGGGAGTTTTGGCGGTCTTGATAACATGTTCGGGCAACTGGCAAAGCTGCGAAAACTGACCGACGTTAAGCGAACCGGTGTACTTAAGGCAATATTTGGTGATGATGCCGAAACCCTTCAGGTGGTCAATGCACTAATCGATAAAGGAAAGGATGGCTACGATCAGATCCAGCAGAAGATGAATAAACAGGCCAGCCTGAATAAACGTGTTCAGGCACAGCTTGGTACGCTGTCCAACCTGTGGGAGGCAATGACAGGGACCGCAACTAACGGCCTTGCGGCTATTGGCGGCGCATTTTCTGGTGACGCTAAAAATATCACGCAATGGCTGGGGGAGTTGGGGGAAAAATTCACGAAGTTTGCGGATGAAAATCCCCGGGTTATTCGCGGCGTCGTCGGGCTTGCTGCCGGTCTTGCGATTCTGAAACTGGGATTGATGGGCGTGGGCAGTGCCATCAGTATTGTCAGCAGGATTATGTCGATGACGCCGATTGGCATGATTGCGACGGCGATTGCTCTGGCTGCGGGATTAATTATCACTAACTGGGATGTTGTCGGACCTTATTTTAAGAAGCTCTGGGAAACCATTGGTCCTTATTTTGAGGCTGGCTGGGAACTTCTGAAGAAGGTTTTTGCCTGGTCGCCGCTGGGGATGGTGATCAATAACTGGGGACCGGTTGTTAAGTGGTTTCAGGATATGTGGGATAAGCTGAAGCCAATTATTGAGTGGTTTACCGACAGTTCCGGTGACACGGTCGATGCCATTAACTCTGCGCAGTGGGGCGCGGGTGCTTATGATGCTTATGGGACGGGAATACCGGCGCGGGGATACACACCTTATCCGGCGGTAGATCTGGCTCAGTCAAACAACGCCTCCGATGCCACAGGCCCGAATCCCTTCATGATTAACAAAGCTTCTGCGCCAAAAGTTGATGGTGAGATCAAGGTATCATTTATAAATATGCCACCAGGTATGCGGGTTACGGAAACACGCTCCAGTGGCATTGATATAAATCACGATGTTGGCTATACCCGATTTTGGTAGCCAGGATTCCCCTCACAGGTATTGCTGGTTGTAAGTCATAAATAGAGTGATAGAATTAATGCACATTTAGAAAAATGTTAATAGGCGAAAAATGAAAGGCTATATCACAGCAAGTGTAATTCTTGGAGCAGCGGCTATTTTTTCATCTCTCATAATCTCTGGCAACATCTCCTTTAAAGATGAACATATTATTCAGTTATCTGGAGGAGCCATAAAACTTGGTGATGTTTATAAAGAAAATAAATTGATAAGTGCAAAGATTATTTTTCCAGATAATCAGGGTGAACAGATTCTTGTTGTCGACGGCAATCCTGAAAACTTTAAGGAGGATTTTCAGGAGAAATTAAATAAAGTAATAAAAACTTTAAATGCGTCAAAGAAAAAAGATGAAGAGAAAGTTAGCCTGGATAATTTAAGTGTTATTGAAGAGTCTAAACTAGAGCTCGTTTCTGCGGTGCGTTACTCTGCTCAGTATGTTCCTATGTTTACTCTGACGCTGGACAAAAAAGAAATTACCATGCCTAAAAATACGGTAATATTTCCATTTGCCAGCGATGAAACAGCTAAGTATTTAAATGAACAACAGCAAAAGTATAAAGATTCGTTGTTTCTGACTCGCTAATTAATAAAATTCATTACAAGGCCACCTTCTAATAGGTGGCTTTTTTATTTTCGGAGTGTATATGACGTGGAAAGACAGGCTTCAGGATGCGTCATTTCGAGGTGTGCCGTTTAAGGTTGAAGAAGAAAGTGCGGGAACCGGCCGTCGTGTGGAAACACACGAATATCCGAACCGCGACAAACCCTATACCGAAGATCTGGGAAAAGTCACTTTCCGCCCGTCCATCACGGCTTATGTGGTGGGAGATGACTGCTTTGACCAGCGCGATCGCCTGATTGACGCGCTGAATAAACCCGGTCCCGGCACGCTTGTCCACCCGACATACGGTGAGTTGAAAGTCTGTGTTGACGGGGAAGTTCGGGTCAGCACATCGAAGAGTGAAGGGCGTATTGTCCGCTTTGACCTGAAGTTTGTCGAAGCGGGAGATCTCTCTTACCCCACATCAGGCGTGGCGACGGCGCAGACGCTGATGTCATCCTGTTCTGCACTGGATGACTGCATCAGTGACAGCTTCAGCGGTTTCAGTATCGATGGCGTGGCGGATTTTGTGCAGAACGACGTTATCGGTAATGCCAGCACAATGCTTGGGTATGTTTCTGATGCGATGAAAGTGGTGGATTCTGCCGTATCGGATGCCGCCAGGCTGTTGCAGGGTGATATCTCGGTACTTCTGCCGCCGCCATCGTCAGGCAAAAATTTCGTTGAGCAGGTGCAGAAAATGTGGCGTACCGG